ACCGAGTAGAGTACACTCAAGTGAGTGGAAGTGCAGGGGTTCTTTAAACTTAATTAAAGAACAAGATATAGTCTCGTCTCATATGAAAGTATGAGTAATTATAGAAATATAAAACATGAAATTTACGAAGTCATGTAAAGAAAACGTTGCGTTCCTAAAATATAACGAAATTATATTTTCATCAGCTGTTTTTGCACTGAGTAAAGCTGCTAAGTTTGCTAAAAAAAATAAAAAACCTTATGGAATATTACTTACTACTACTCCAAATTTCTTAGATAGTGAGGAAGGGAGTCATTGTAAAAACTGGATGGATAGCTCTGTAAAATTTGAATTAGAAATGTTAGATTGGAGAAAGAAAGAGTTAAGACGATTTATTAAAGAAAACTCCACTAATGACTTTATTTATAGTAAATTTACTTGGCAGGAATTAGGATATGATAAAGATTGGTATGAAGAGCAATGTAGACTTGTTAATAATGATTTACTTAAAATAAAAAGAGAAATTGATCTTGAATGGACTTACTCATCTGATGTATCTCCCTTTACAGAAGAAGAATTAACAGCTGTAAGAAATGTTTTAGTAAAACCTGTATGTTTTTACTATAATTTTGAAAATAGAAAGTTTAAAGTGTATATGTATGAAGAGATGAAACCATTAACAAAATATCTTTTAGGTGTTGACGTTGCAGGTGGTTTAGGTCAAGATAGTAGTACAATAGTTGGTATTAATCCTAAAACTGGGAATCCAGCATTTATAATAGAAACTAGAAATCTCTCAGTGCCAAAGTTTGCTTATTTTATAGGTGATATTATGACTTTTTGGTTGTTTAGATCTATTGTATCTATAGAAAAAAACAATTACGGTTTAACCATAATTCAAATGTTTTTAGACCAAAAAAATCATCCAACTTTATTTACTTTAAAAAAGAGATTATTTTATGTTGATAAAGATATGGAGAGAGAAGTTTTACAAGGAAAAAGAGATCAAGAACATACTATTACAAAAACTCAAAATAAAAAGATGAATAAAAGATATGGTATTGATACTTCACCGCAAAGTAGAGAAATTTTCTTTGATATTTTAGGTGAAGAAGTAAGAAATTCACCTGAAAATATAAGATCTGAATTAATATTTGATCAAATAAAATCATTAGAAGTGAAAACAAGTGGTAAAATTGAACACAGAAGTAATGCTCATGATGATATTTTATTAGGATATCTTATAGCTAAATATTCTAAAACTCAAAGCACTTGGAGGGATTTTTATAGATTAGGTGAAGAAGAAACCGACTTGTACACGAAAGAAAAAATTAAGAAAGTTTTAGATTTAAACAAAGTTACAGCTAATAATGCTGGTCTTTCTGAACAAACTAAGATTTTTATTGAAACGGCTAAAAGACAAGGTTTAACAGGTGAAGCGTCTAAGAAGAAAAATAATATTTTAGACATAATGTATGGTAATAATAAAAAATAATTTTAATTTTTTAAAATCAGAAATATATAATTAATAATAACTTTTTTAAAATGTGAGGAAAAAATGAGTGATTTTGATCTTGAAAAAGACCAACTTGACGATTTATTAGAGGAAATGGATTTGGATGATGAATTTTCCCTTATGTCAAGCTCGTCAGAAGAAATATTAGTTAAAATGATAAGAGAACAAATACAAAACAGAAAACTTACTTTAGGTTCTCTTCCAAATTTATTTGAAATAATTAAGCAAAGATTTAATTTTCTTAATTTAACAAGTGAAAACAACCCAGAATTATTAAATAGAATTAAAATTAGAAGAAAAGAGATTTTTTCTATGTTTTTAAAAGAAATAGCTAATGCTTTTGATTTAATTCTAGACACTGATCAATATGAAATAGATATGGATTTAGAAAAAATTTTATCAAATGTATATGAATTTTTTATTATAGAAAATAAAAAAGTATACGAATTATTAGTACAAAGTTACATCAACTCAAATAGAGAAGAAATAATAAAGTCTTATAAAGTTGATTTAAATAAGAAAGATTTAGAATTTATAAATTTAAAGAAAAAAACATCTCTTGACAATTTGGTTATCATAAATAGTATGGAAAATATTGTGAAAGATTCTTTAGACTTTTATAGAAACTCTCCAGAAGAAATATTTAAAAATATTTATAAATTAGAATCGGATAATATTTGTTTTTCCAATATTTATAAGTTTTTCTTTGATGATAATGAACCAATGACGTTAATTAATTTAGGTGATCATTTTTCAGTTAATTTCTTTAGTATTTTAAATGAAGAAGAAAATATTAGTCTTTTAGTAAATAATTTAAATAATAATTATTTAACCAATATTTATAACAGTATGAGCAAGTAAAGGAGTTAGAGAAGGAGAAGAAATAGGAGGTATCATGTGAAATCTCATAAAACTAGGATTTATCCTAATAAAGAACAAATTAAATTATTAGAAGAATGTTTTAGTTATAGACGATATTGTTATAATCGTGGTTTAGCATTATGGAATAAATTATATTCTAATGGAATTAAACCTAATAATTATTTAATTAGAGGCAAGTGCAAAATAGAACTTAAAGAAGAATGGGAGTTGAAATATACTCCTATTATACTTGATTCCGCTATAGAAGATTTAAATGAAGCATTTAATAGATTTATTAAAGGTAAAGGAGGAAAGCCAAAGTTTGATAGTCGTAAAAAAGGTAAATTCAGATTTAGGATTTATAGGAAAAATAATTCTACTATAAGAATTATAGATGACAAAATTATACTACCTAAATTTAAAGAAGCTATTAAGTTAGCTGAAACACCTAGATTTAAAGGAATTATTAAAAATTATACCATAACTAAAACAGCTAATAAATATTTCATATCTTTCATTATAGATACTAATGAAGAAGTAATAGTTAGAAAATCTACTAATAGATATACAGGTATAGATCTAGGTGTTAAAGATTTTGCTACTTTAGCTTATGATAGAAAAAAGAAATCTACGAAATTTCTTAGAGTTAAGAAATTTAATTATCCTAAAGAATTATTAACTTTAAAGCATAAAATTAAGAAACAACAAAAAATATTATCTAAAAAAGAAAAAGGTTCTAATAATTATAATGTAATGAAAATCAAATTACAAAATAGTTATTTAAAAATGAATAATATTAAAGGTGATTTTCTTCATAAACTTACTTCCATGATTACTAAAAGATTTGATGTTATTACTATAGAAGATTTAAATGTTAAAGGAATGCTTAAGAATAAATATTTAAGTTCATCTATTTATGAAGCATTATTTTATAAATTCAAGGAATTCTTAAGTTATAAGTCAAAATGGTATGGAAACAGTTTAGTAGTAGCAGACAGATTCTTTCCTAGCTCACAAATATGTAGTAGTTGTGGAAGAAGGAAAAAAGGAACTAAAAAACTTAAATTAAATGAAAGAATTTATAAGTGTAAATGTGGATTAAAACTAAATAGAGATGATAATGCAGCATTTAATTTAAGACAATTAGGTGTAAAATTTCTGGGGTTGGCTTAACCCATTGAAAGTTATCCGAGATAAGACCTCTTAATTAAATTTATTTAATTTAAGTCTTATTATTGACGAAACTAAATTATTAACATGACATTCGTGTCAAAATAATGGAGCAGTCTCGCATGTCACAAAAAGCTATTAAACTTCAAAGGAATTTTAAAAAGAAAAAAGAAAGAGAAAAAATTGTTAAGGTCAAATTAGAAAAAGAAAGAAAGAAACTAGCTGAATTAAGAAAACAAGAAGAATATGTAAAGAAAATAAGAAATATGCAAAGTAAAAAAAATAATTTTGCTAAAAAGACTAAACAAGAATTAGAAGAATTAGATAAAAAAACTTTTGAAGAACAAGTTGAAATATTGATAGATTATAAAAGAGATCTCAAAGGAAGATTAAATGATGAATTACTTCCTAAAGAAAATAAAGAAAAAATAGAAGAAACTATAGTTAAAATAGATGAACATATAGAAAAATTAAATAAGATTAAAAATCCTATAGAAATATTAGATGAAGAATTGGATGAAGAATTCTCAAATAAAGTAAAAGAATTAGAAGAGTATCAAGAATTGTTAAAGAAAGAACAAGAAGAAAGACAAGCAATAGGAACTACACAAGACGAAGAAACTTTTAATAAACAAAAAGAATCCTTAAAAGAATTAAAAATTCAAGTAAATAAACTTATCATAACTAAACTAACTGCGTTAGAAATGGAAGTTACAAGACTTTCTTCTCAAGAAAATTTAAAAATAGTAACTCCTCTTTTACTTCTTAAACATATGGATATTTTAAATACTGGTGTTTTAAATACTTTTTCTCTTTTCTCTTGTCCTAAATTTTTTTATAAATTAATAAGCTTTTTAAATAAGAAACTAAATGAAAAAGATTATTTTTTTTATTCTAAATTACTCATAACAGCTTATAAGAGAACACCTGAAATTGTTAATTTAGTAAAAAACATTTATCCAGATATAGAAAAAGAAATTATTGAAATAAACACAGAAGAAGAAAATAAATTAAATGAAGTAGCAACTAAAATAAAAGAAACAGTAAATAAAGAATTGGGAATTGAAAAGAAAGAAGAAGTGAAAGAAGAAGTTATTAATGAAAATGAAAAGATAGAAAATTAAATTAAAATCAGATATCCAAAATTGGATATCTGATTTTTTTATTTATAATATTATGATAAACTTAAAACATAAAATTAATATTTTTATTTAAAGGGGTTTTTATGGAAAGATTTTTTACCACCAAAAATGAACAAATAATAACAAATGTACCTATTTTAAGAATTTATATTCCACAAGATTATATAGAAAATGGAATAGCAACACTAGATGGATCAGCTATTAATACTTTAGCTCTTTTTCAATTATCTGCACATAATAAAGAAACAGATAATGGAGTTTTTAAATCTTGTCTTTTTCCTGTAAATATGAGAATATTATTTAATTCGTTCTATCAGTCTTCTCAAAATGAAATAAAAGAATTAGAAAAAAATCAAAAATATTTAGTATTACAGAGTTTTCAAGATTCAGTTTTATTAGAAAATAATTCTTTAATAGGAAATCACCATAGTTTATATAATTTACTTCAATTACTTTTAAATGGTAAACTTCCTAAAATTATTAATTATAATAATATAATTCATGTCATTTTAAATTGTATAGAAATAAATGGAATGACTTCTGAATTTAATTTACCTTATATTTTGTTAGAAGCCTTAACAAGTGAGTTTGCTAGAAATTCACAAGATATAAATGAACCACTAAGAATGAAATTAGGTAGAATAAAAAAGACTTTAACAGAAAAAGATCTTTCAGACTTTATTTATATTTCTAGTAAAAATTTACCGCATATAAAAAGTACTTTTAGTTCTATAACTTTTGAAGATTTCTTTAAATCTTTAACTTTTTCAATTAATAGAACTAGACAGAATGAAAAAGAAGCTTCTACACCTATTGAGAAGCTTATCCATCAATAAACTAATAACTTTAGTTAACATATAATTAAAAGTTTATATAATTTTATTATTTTTTTTATTAAGGAGAGCAAAATGGAAATCTTAAGTCCTTTTATTCTTTCGAGGATAATTGATGCACCTGAAGAAACAGAAGTAAATTTAACAGGTATAAATTACTTTCAGGTCATTACTTCCGATAAAGGAAGAGCAAATAAACTAGTAAGACATACTAGTGAAATTAATTATGTTAATGAATTTGGAACACCAAATTTTAAGAAACATGGTTTAGCACCTTACAATGCTGCAAATTTTTTAGCAAATGGCGTAGCTACTTATATATTAAGAGTAGTTCCCTTTCTAGATGCTGAAAAGCCAATGTATCTTCCAGGATCAATAGCAAATACTTTTTTAGATGTACAAACTAAAAGAGTTCCAGCTAAAGAAGAAGAATCTATAGATAGTTTTTCTAGTATAGTTTTAACAGAAATGGCAAGTAAAATAAAAGTACAAGCAAATCATGCTAACAGTCTTTCTCTTGAGCCAGGAATGGAGGTTACTAGATATAAAGAAATAGGAAGTGCTTTAAATGAAAAAATAACTCCTTATATTTATTTATCTGGAAATTTTAATACTACTGGTTTAGAGGCAGGCGATACTCTTAACTTTTATAGCCTAACAGATATAACAACACCTATCGTATCAGGTATAGCTATTGTTCCTTCAGCTACAGCACCTATCGTTAGTGGTAAAAGTTTAGTAGTTGAAGATAACGCTACTTTAAGATTACATGACGGTGAAGAATTAATAATTAAAAAAGGAAGTGATCTTTTAGGTACTGTTTCAGTTCAATCTGTTTCTTTAGTAAAAGCTGCAACAGGTGAAACCCCATATGAAGGAATTTATTTTTCTACATATATAGAATATTCAACTAACTATTATCAGATTCTTCCGATAAAAACTATTGATACATCTTTTTTTATAAATAGAAAGGGTGATGAAGTTTTAACTCCTGTTATAAATGCAATTTATTCATCTTTAATTTTAGATGAAACTATAGTAAAAACAGGAACTGGGCCTTATTCTTATGAATTTTTTATAAGTAAAACAGAAGGATTTTACACTGAAGACGAGTATGAAACATATGAATCTTTAACTGTTATCATTCCAGAAAAAAATGCTTATACTCTTTGTAGACCAATCCTTGTAAGTAAATATGCTACAAGTTATGCTGAATTGGATGCATTTATAGCTAATCCTTATTCATCAACAAACCCTTATTTCACAGAAACTACAACAGATGGTTTTAAAAGACATATACTTCTTGGTTTAACTGGAAATCATACAAAGGACGATAATAATTTAGGAATTAAATTTTCTTCTTATAATGTAGAGGATGAAGATGATTTAGGATATAGACTTTATAATTTTGAAGTTTTTATCAAAATAAATAATGTGGAAAAGACAATTTTTGGCCCAGAAGTTGTAAGTTTAGATCCAACAGCTTTAGATAAATATGGAAGATCTTACTATATAGCTGATGTTCTTAAAAATGTTGTTAGTTTTTCTGATAGACTTACTTTTGTAGATAATCCAGATGTATTTAATTCTTTAGTTACTGATTTAACTATAGACGGTGTTGATATTAATCCAACTCTTTTTGATTTCTTACTTAAACAAGAAAGAGATTCTTCATCTAGAACTGATTTGGAGCAAAAGTATATAGAAGTAGATGCTTCTGCTGTTGATGCAAGTATTCAACCTATAGGTGTATTAAATTATAATTATAAGCAATCTAATTTTGCAGTAATAACTTCATCTATAGTAAATGATGTACTTTATAAGTTTTATGCTACTTATGGAAACTTTAATCAGGGATCAAGTGGTTCTTTAGATGGTTTCTTTGCTGACGGAACTTTATTGAGTAATAGTGATATGACAGCTTTAAAGAATTACTTAAAAGCAGCAGCATATAGAGGATACATTACAACAGAAGTAATAGATAGAAGAAACTTCCCATTCGATGTAGTTATGGATTCATGTGAAAGTTTTGATGTTAAAAAAGCTATTATAGATTTAGCTGGAAATGAAGAAAGAAAAGACTTTTTTGTATTTTTGGATTTAGCTATTGACCCTAACTATCTTTCTGCTTTAAATTCAAGAAATAACTTACTTGCTGAAGTAAATACTTTCTATTCAGCTATTTATGGACAGTCAGCTATTTATACAGACAAATACAATAATGCTGAAATAAAAGCTCCTCTTCTTTATGAGCTTTCAACTAAAATACCTAAAATAGATAGCACTATAGGTGTTCATGAAATTATAGCTGGCTATGGTTATGGTGAAATCAATACTATAAAAACTGGAAGTTTAAGCTATACTCCTAATAAAGCTCAAGCTGATGAACTTTATAAAGCTAGAATAAATTACGCTATAACTGACAGGAATAACACAAGGCTTATGACTCAGCTTACTTCTCAAACTAAGAATACTCCTCTTACTAATATTTTTGCAATTAGAACTCTTCTTAGAATGAAGAGAGAAGGAGAAGAAATAGCTGAAAGATACCAGAACAAGAGAGTTAAGTTTATTAATAATAACTTAAAGAAAGATTTAGACGAACAGTTTGCTCAATATGTAAGTAATGAAGCATGTGATTATATTACTGTAACTGTTTATCAAAACGCTAATGAAGTTAGAAAAAAAATAATGAGAATAAAAGTTGATGTAAAATTTGCCGATATAGTAGAATCATTTATTTTTGACTTCGTTGTTCAAACTGCTTAATTTAATAAGGAGGTCTTAATTGACCTCCTTTTTTTTAATTTAAATATTATTAATTTTTTATAAAGGAGAAATTAAATGCTTAAGGTTATTCCAAGAAATAACGATATGGTTGATATCGTTAATAAAGCTCCAGTCTTTCCTGGAGGGATGGGTGCTTCAAGATTGATAGCAGATCCATTCTTATCAGGTTGGGCTTTTGTAATTTTTACAAATGTTCCAAAACAAATTGCTAAATTAACTAGTCCGAACGGTGATGAAAGTGATCTTAGTTTTTTTAGATTAATGGAAATGTCTTTTAAAGAACTTTCAGGTATTAATGATTTAGACCTTGGAACTTCTTCTGTATCAGGTGGTTTTACTGGAAATGAATATCATTTTCCAAATGAAATCAATAAGAATTGTAATGAAGTAACATTAAAGTTTCAAGAACTTTCAGGTAATGTTTTTTCTGGTCCTTTTCAGAATTGGATTACTTCAATTTTAGACCCAGAAACAGGTGTAAGTAGTTTAGAAAATTTTGCTCAGAAAGAATATTCTGTTGAATTTCTTTATTTTACATGCAACCCAGGTATAGGTACAGCAAGTGCTGAAGGTAGAAAAAGATCTCTTGAATCTGCGTTTTATTTTACTAATGGATTTCCAAAAAGAGTTGCATTGAGTCAACATAACTTTAGTTCAAATTCTCATGACACTTTTGAAATCGACCAGCCTTTTTCTGTTAACATGCACTTAGGAAGTAAAATATTTGAATTAGCAAAAAAAGTTGTTAGTACAGAAAAATTCTATGAGAATTTCATACAGAAACAACATGAATTTATTACAGACAATAGAGGAGATGCCTTCAACGGACTTCCAGAATGGTTAGTTGATCAAGATTTACTTAAAGATTTAAAAGGAACTGAAGCTACATCATCAACGATTGGTGGAAATATAAAGAAAGAAGAAGTAGAAGAAAATAAAAAGTAATTAAATACCCTATATCCCAATTAAGGGATATAGGGTTTATTTTCTTTTAGAATTTCATATTTTCCATATCTGTTTCTCCACCTGCTTCTTCTCCACCTTCAGGAGTTTCTTCTCCCATTCCAAATTCATCTCCACCACCCATTCCAAATTCATCTCCACCACCCATCATTCCATCTCCAGCACCTGTCATTCCTCCTCCACCTGTCATTTCTACATCTTCAGGATCTCTGTCTCCAGATGCTATTTTGGCTATTACTTCAGTTTTTACATCTTCAAGCATTTCTTCCATTTTATTCCAATCTATTGTAGTTACACGTTCTTTTAATAATCTCTTTTTAAAAGCACTTCTTACCATCTCTTTTTCATTATCACTACCATATTCAGTCGCATCTGAGTCATTGATCATAATATTGAGAATTCCCTCAGCATAACTATCAGCTGAAGTAAAATCTTCTGACATTTGAGATGTAAATATTGAATCGGGAGGAGGAAGAGTTGCTTCTATTAATTCAGGATTAAGCTTTGCTTCACTAACATTTTTTGTATTTACTAAATATTCATTTTCAAATAGCAATCTAACAAGTTTATTAAAACTCTCTTTCAAAATACCTTGTATCATAATTATTTTTTTAGAAAATTTTCCATTTAACATAGAAAGTGTTTTAACAAAATCAACCTGTTCTGTTTGTTCTATAAATGTTGGAGGAATACCACAACCAGCTACTATTGAATTTTTTAAGAAAGTTAAAAATTCATCATTAACATCAGCATCTTGACCAGGTACTATTTCCATATCTACTGGTTTTTGTCCATTAAACACTGGAACATACATATCTTCAAATCGTCCAACATTATTTAAAATATAATTAATATCATCTAATCCAGCCATTTTTATATCTTTACCTTTAATATCATTAACAAAAGAAGCAACTGCTGCTTCTTGTTCTCCTTCCACTCCAACTTCTACATAAAAAGCTCGTTTATCAGCAGACCTAGTTAATTTCATCATTAAAGTTGAGACTAAAGTTGCTAAATAAATCTTAGCCATAAATATAGAGTTTTCATAAATAGAAGTGCCATACTCATTCTCTTCTATAGCATTAGGAGTAAACTGCACTACATATTTTTCTGGAAGGAAAGTAGCTTTCATTTGAAATCTTTTAAATAAGTCATGTTGTCTTAACATAGCATAAATAATCTCTTTAAAATGAGGATTATTAGAAATAAACTTTTTATTTATTTTATTTAAAAATTGACGGGTAATTATATTATAAACTAATTCGTCCTTATTTCTAAATAAACCTCCAGCTCTTGGTTCTATAGAAGTCTGAAAAAAGTTATAAATATCATAACCTATAGCACCCGTTCTAGCAAATTTTGAGTAACCCTCTAAATCGTACGCTTCAATTAAAAAATAACCTATACAGTTCTTCCCTATGGCTATTTTAACAACTCTATCTTGGGGTAAAACTCTAATTATAGAACCATTCAATTCTAAATCTTTTTCTTTATCTTTGTCTACCTTTTTATTTTTATCAGTACCTTGCACTATATTTAAATATTTATTTATATCATTATCTTTTATAAACGCTTCTCTATTAGATAGATCTTCTTTTAATAAAGAAAAACAATCATAACTCACATCAAACGATTCATTTATAAAATTATTTACACTCTTTATAAATATTTTTTTAGCATCTTCTTTTTTTGTAATTTCTATTTTATTTTCTTTCAATTGTGCATTTACATCTTCATAAAATAAATCAAACCCTTCACTTAATTCACTATCTTCGGTAATTAAAGTTAAGCCTTCTTTTAATAATTTTTCTTCTGATAGTAAGTTACTTTCGCTCAAAGCATTAATAGCTACATCTTCCTTTTCCTTTTCCCAAGTTTCTTGTAATAAATTACTAATTTCTTCTCCGAATGGTAATACTGAAACGAAACAATCGCCTAGTTTTAAAGCATCTTCTACATATTTTTTTATTTTAATTTCCAATTTATATATTTTTTCTATTTCTTCTAATTTTTGTCTATAGTCTTTTTCATTATCTTGATCTTCAACATTTATTTTATATCCGAGTGATTCTTTAGTAAAATTATTAGGAGAGAAAATATTTTCTACATAGGTGTCTACTACTTCTTTCATTTGAGGAATTAGTTTATAAATTAAATTATAATTATGGTAACTTCTAATTCTTCCCATTTCGTTGTAAAGGAGTTGACTTAAAAAACCTACATTAGAATCATCTTCTAAAAAGTCTTTCATATTTTTATAAGCTCTTTCTTCATTACCACCTTTACTTCTACTTTTTTCTATTTTTTCTGCCGAACTCTCTTCTTTATCTTTATTTTCTTTCATACCGTTTACTAAATTTAAAGTATTTATAAAAGAAAAGAAATCTGTTTTTAAATTAGGATCTACTAACTTATCCTTAATAGTATTCAAGATTTCTAGATTTTTCTTAAGTTCATCTTTATTTTTTTGAAACTTTTCTGTTTCTTTCCTTTCTTCTTTAGCAAACTTAGTTTCCAATGATTTTATCTTATTTTCTCCTGCTACCATTTAATTTCTCCATTAAAAATTTATGATTAAATTTAATTTTCTGTTAAAATATAAAAAAAAAATAAATAGGGGAGAAGATTTTATTCTTCCCCCCTTGTCCCTTTTACGAACTTTAAATTGCGTGGAGTAACCAATCTAAAGTGTAAAATTTATATTGGTATGTAAATAAACTTCTGGACGATATAATATTTTTTATTTACATACGAATTTATATATAACTTATTTTTATCTTTGAATATCAGACTACAATTATCTGTTTTTTTCATTCTATTAAAAGGAAAAACAGCCTTAGATAAAATAACTGAATTATTAAAATTCATTGTTGTTTTAATCTTATTAAAAGTTTCTTCTGATACTATAAATTTTTTAATACTTTCTTTATCAAGCATATCTTTATTCATTTTATTAAATAGTTTATTATTATCCTTTGTGTTTAAATCTTGTTTAAAAACTATTTTTTTATCATTATCAGTTAAAATCTTTATAACATCTTCTGATATGACAATTTTATTTATTTTAGCTTTATCAGTCTTTATTTCTTTAAGAAATTTAAAGAATTTTTTTCCTGATATTTTTACATGATTTAATTCATTTAAATATTCATTTAAAAATAAATATTTAACTTCTACTATATCACATTTAGCAACTATATTATCATCTTTTGAAATGAAACCTTTATGATATATGTATTCATCACTCTTTCCAAATGCTTTAAACAATTGATTTGTTTCATTTAAAAAAGATATAGTTAATTTAATTTGATCTTCCTTTTTAATTATTATTTTATCCATCTTGAACCTCTAAATTATAAATTTCATTTATTATTTTTTGTTCTTTTACTTCTAAATGTGATATATCCATATTTTCTTTTAATTCATTTTTAACCCATTCTTTATCTTCAATATTATTGGAAAAATGAAATAATTTAAGTAAAAATTTTCTTTCAAAAATTTTGTTTACTTCCATTTTTTCACTCATTTTCCACAAATACATCCAATAAAGAATGGATTGGAGGGATAGAACGCTTTTATTTGTTATCATTTTTAGTTTCAATTATATCGTTTTTTCTTATTATTTCGTCTACTATATTTTCTATGTTTTCTTCTACTTCTTTAGAATTTTTAAAAATAACAAGATAACCATTTTGAATTATTTTCTCTATGTGTCTTGTTCTTTTTATTTTAGAAAGATTTATTTTACTAACAAGACCGTGAAAAGTTCTGTAAATTGTTCTAGCTGGGTTTCTTGAATTAAACCCAACAATCAATTCTATCTTTTCAGAGTTGACTAATTCTGATTGAGCCAAATTAAAAATTTTTGTAGGTATATTTTCCATTCTTTCTTTTATAAAAAGAATTTTAATACCTTTAATTATTTTAATATTAAACTTCTCAGGATTATTTTTTATAAAACTACTTACTTCTATAATACTTTTAATTTCATTTACTTTAGCTTCAAATATTTTTCCGACCATATAATAAATTATATTTTTTCCAGGAAAATCAGAAGCTAAAAGATTTAAAAGACCAAATTCAGTTTCAAGAAGCTCTTCCATCCAATAAAAATCAGATTTGTTTTTAAGAACTGGAAGACCTTTTGTATCCTGAATATCAATTCTTTTCATCATTTTTTTAATCTTCACATGTTCCAACAGAGAATCATTTTTATAAAAATGTTCCATTAACATTGAAAAGGAAGATTTTTGTTCTTCTATAGGGATTTGATGATGGTCAAAATTTGAATTTTCGGATTCATATACACTGCCAACATCGACTATAAAGACTTTAGGATCTTTGTATTCTTTTTCTGAAATTTCATCTTCTGATACCACTTCTTTTATTTCAGAAATATTATAATGATTTAAAATCAACCCGACAGCTTTTAAATCATCTATATGATAAGGTGCTTTGTGTTTAATTACCTTAACATATTCTTTGTCTTTAGGATTTTCTAAATTTAAAAAGATCTTGTTCTTTTTAAGCATTTCAACAAGATTTTTTGTTTCTACTTTTAACTTTTCTTCATTCGTCATAATTGGAATTCTCCACAAAATTAATAAAAGACCTATTTATAATATATATTTATATTTTTTTTTAAGTTATAACATTTTGATAATATAAAATAAATTAAGGAGAATTCAAATGATAGATTTTAAAGTTGGTCAAAAAGTATGGTGTGTATTAGATAAACGAGTTAAAGAAGCTTATTTATATTCTATAGAACTTCCCATTCCAGATGTTCTTACTAGTTTGAATTTACAACCAGCTAAATTGGTATTGGATTTAATGTTAGAAACATCTGAAATGATGTATTTAAATCCTACTTTACAACTTGGTAATTTAATTGATGTAAAAACTATTTCAATGTTAGTCGGTAAGAATCTTTTAAATTTTGATTTAGATGATTTAAATTCACTATTTACTATTACTGCTAAAGTTGTTGTGAGCGCTCCAGATGGTGGGGTTATAATAAGAAGATGTTTAGCAACTAGAATATTTGAAACTGAAGAAGATGCTTATGCTTATTTAAAAGGAACTGGAATTTATTGTTTAATTTGTTCTACTGAATTACAAAACGATGAGGATTTTTTACCTTACTTTATTTGTGAAAAGTGTCAAAAAATAATAAAAAATACTTTCGGTTCTATTTTAGAGTTTATAAGAGGAAGAAATGGAGTTGATGCTCATTCTTTAATAATTGAAGCAACTAAAAAAATAGATGTAGTCTCCTTTCCAGACATTGATGATCCTAATTATGAAGATAAATATAGAGAATATCAAGAATATTTAGAAAAGACTCAGGAAGCTAGACAAAAAGTAGCTTTAGGTGAATGGTCTTTATCCTTTTTAACTAATCAAGAAGTAGAAATAAATACATCTACTAATCTACCTGAACCTAAAATTGTAACAGAACAATATTCAAGAATATTCCCATTATATACTAAAGTAGATTATAGAAAGAGAGAAACAAAAAGAAGAAACTTACAAATTTCAGTTTTAAAGAGTTATTTAAACTATTTGAATGGTCAATTTGATCCTTCATCAGTTATATTAAGACAAGGGCCTTTGAATTTAAACTCTGACAGTTATAAAGTAAATATTAGTTTTTCTGGTGATCCTTTTCTAAGAGTTAAAAATTTAAATGAATTAAATGAAATAGAAAGTTATAATATTGCTCTTGATTTAACTTTACTTAAAGCTGAGGAATTAGTAAAAATAGATAATATAAAACTTAGTTTATTAAGAGGAAGTAAAATAGATAAATTACCTTTAACAAATTGGTCTTCTTTAATGGTTACTAGTAATAATACTTTAGAATATAAGTTATTAAAAGATAAATTGAAAATAGGTGATAATTATATAATAGCTGAAATAAATACAAAACCAAATAGATATGATATTAAACAGCCAGTTGAAACATATTATTCTATGTATAAAGTTAACATAGAATTTGATACCAGTGATATAGTTGAAACTTTTAATTCAAATAATATTATAGAACAGAACAAAAATGAATTAATATTTATTCCAAATTTAAATGATATTTATACAGAGAAGGTTAAATTAAAGAAGTATGTTAATATATATAATTTTGATATTTTAAATCAACAAAATCAGTCAGTTATAACTATAATAGAAAGTAAAAATATAAATAATGAAATAGAATTCAAATATAAATTTAATAGAAATCTCTTAAATAATACAGTTAATTCTTGCTTAGTATATTATAAGTTTGGAGAGTATAACTATATTAAAAAATTAAATATAACTAGTAAAGAAATAAATTGCTTTTTAGATAAAATTAATTTAGAAAGTTATAGTAAAGTTTTATATGCTGACAACAATCTAAGAAAAATGTATATGGAAATAGAAGCAGACGATACTATTTATTTAAAAGGATTTAATATAGTCATATACGAAAAACCTCAAATAAGTAAAGAAGAGCTTCAAGTAGATGAAGATATAACAGCTGAAAGTTTAAGAAACTATGAAGATGATACAGTTGAATTAAATACAAAAATATCTATATTTGTAAAAAAAGAAATGATTATACCATTAGGTATGAAGCAATTTATAGAGGTAGATTTTAATTTATTTACAAATTTATTTAAAAAAGATTCAGCTAATTATTATATAAATGTGGAAGCCTATTATATGATAAATTCACAAGAAATTGCTTTAAATAAAAAACTTCCTTCTAGTAATAGAGATTCTAATCTAGATTATATAGATGATGGAGAATTTTTTTTAGTAAAATCTTCAAATATATTAGAAAAAACTATTAAAAATGTACAAACTATGGAAGCTGA